TTTAGACCTGTATACGATCAATCAAAAGGGGTCACCCCAACCTCAGAATTAAGATTTTATAGAACTACAAAAAGAGGAAAAAAATCTTTAGAAGATTTAGGAAAACCAGAACTTGAAAGCCAAATAGATTGGAAGAGTTCAGAAAAATACGGATATGATGGAACAAAATTACACAGATACCTTGGTGACGAGGTTGGAAAAACTATGGAAGTGGATGTCTGGGAAAGGCATAACGTTGTACGTTTCTGTTCGGAATTGGATGGGGAGTATATTGGAAAGTTACTTTACACAACCACTGTCGAGGAAATGGAATCAGGTGGTGAGTCATTTAAAAGATTATGGGACAACAGTAACCAGGAAGATAGAAATGCTCATGGTAGAACTCCCAGTGGATTATTTCGATTCTTTACTCCCTCATATAAAACCTTATACTTCGATAAATATGGTCAAGCAGATGAAGAACGTGCTAAGGACTATTATTTGGCTGAACGTGCAAATCTTGTCAATGATGATCGTGCTCTTTCAAGTATTATTAGAAGGAATCCGTTCACTATTGAAGAGGCTTTTCGGATAGACGGTGAACGATCTTTGTTTAACGCAATGAAGTTAAATGATCAAATAGATCGTATTTCTTGGAATGAAAACCTTTATACAAAAGGTAATTTTGAATGGGTTGGAGATAGAGAGACAGGGCATGTAGAATTTAAGCCCATGTCAAACGGAAGGTTTAATGTAACCTATTTGTTTGACGATAAAAAAGACGCAAATAATGTTATAAAAAGAGGTAAAAATTATTTACCTACAAGAAAGAATGAATTTGTTATAGGTTGTGATCCATATGATCATGACAGTACTGTAGACCAAAGAAGATCTAATGGAGCCTTCTATGTGTACAAGAAGCACAACTCAGTATCAAATTTTTATGATAGTTCGTTCATAGTTGAATACATTTACCGACCAAGTACCGCAAGACAATTTTATGAAGATGTTTTAAAGTGCTGTCACTATTATTCTTGTCAACTTCTTTTTGAAGATAACAAGATAGGTATAAAGAATTACTTTGAAGATAGAGGTTATGCTTCGTTTTTGATGTACTTGCCTGGTAGTGCTAAACCTGGTATGAGTGGGTCTGTGAGAACACATCAACAAATAGCAGAAGTGACTGAAGAATATATAGAAAATAATATAGAAAGAGTATGCTTTCCGGAATTATTAAAAGACTGGTTAGGATTTGATATAAGTAAAACAACAAAATTTGATGCGGCAATGGCAGCAGGGTACACTCTAATAGCAGATAAAAATATTCTATTAAGAAATTATCACGCAAAAGGTAATCTAGTAGAAGCGAAAACAATGTTTAAAAAGTTTAAGGTCGGATGATAAAAAACGAGAGTAAGGCAAACTATCCAAACCATAATATAGATCCTAGTCAAAAGGGTAAAGATTGGTGTTTGTCATATGCAAAAGCATCATGGTTTGATTATAAAAATCATGGTACACAATCATTTCATAATAATCGTGGAACTTATTCTAAGATTAAAGATTATGCACAAGGAAATCAGTCAGTTGATAAGTATAAGCAATTATTAAATGTAGACGAGGCTGAAAATGAAAGTTGGTTAGCAATTGATTACACAATTCTTCCTATAGTTCCAAAATTTAGAAGAATTGCACTTGGTAAATTAAACAAAACAGAATACAATATTACCGCCACTCCTATTGATGCTATAGCACAGGCAGATATAGAAGACTACTACAAACGTACAAAAGCAAAGATGGATTTAAGAAAATCCCTTTCTAAGACTATGCCAGGAATGGAGGAGTTTAGTGCGTTAAAAAAATCTCCAAAAGATCCTGAAAATGACGAGGAACTAGAAATGCATATGAATTATACTTTCAAGCATAATGCCTCTATAGAAATGGAACAAGGTATTGACCTTGTGTTTCATACTAATGGAATGGATGAAAAGCGAAAACAAGTAATGGAATATTTATTTGATTTTGGTGTTGCGGGATATAAGGAATATATAGACAGTAATGGTGCTGTAAAAATTAGGGTAGTAAACCCATCAAAGTTATTAATATCTCACTGTAATAAAAGAGATTTTTCTGACAAGATACATATGGGTGAGGTTACTGAAATGTCTATCGCTGATTTAAAGCAAAGAGCAGGCGATCAGTTTAGTGAAAAAGAATATCAAGACATTGCGGAAAGATTTTCAGGTACAAAAGGTTTTACAAGAATGAATACATCTAACAAGGTGTTTTCTAAAGATTATGATGACAGTAAGATACAGGTATTAGAAATGGAATTCTTTTCTGTTGATCAAATGGTTCATGAATCTAGAACAGATAGAAGAGGTAATAAAAGATTTGGTAGAGCAGGTTACAATAGCCAAAACAAAAGAAAAAACAAATATGTAAGGTCTTCGTACAAAACTGTGTACAAGATATCATGGATTGTAGATTCTGAATATTGTTATGACTATGGTTTGTGTAATGACATGAAAAGGGTAAAGTCAAAGTTAATGGATACTGACTTATCATATCATTTGTTTTCACCTGATTTCCATAACATGAAGCCATTAGGTATCATGGAACAATTACTTCCTATTGCTGATCAAATACAGATCTCATGGTATAGGCTTCAAAATACAATTAATCAAGCGAGACCTAAAGGGATTATGATCGAACTCGGTGCTCTTGAGGATATTCCATTAGGTTCAGGAGGGCAGCAAATGAAGCCAATGGATGTCATCGACTTGTTTAACAAGACAGGTACGTTAGTTTATAGAAAGAATGATATCGGTGGAAAAGCAACAAACTACAAGCCAATTGAAGAATTAGAGAACGGTTTGGGTAGAGATGCTATGACTTACTACCAAGTAATTCAAAACAACATTGAAATGATTAGACAGATTACTGGTCTTAATGAATTCACTGACGGGTCTACACCTGATGCAAGATCTTTAACTACAACTGCAAAGTTAGCAGCCCAAGCAACTAATAATGCTTTAGCACATATTGAACAAGGTGAAAGATATTTACTGGAAAATTTAGCGTCATCTGTAATTATTAGATTACAAGACAGTGTTAAGAAAAATCCAATTCAAGGTTATGTAAGATCTCTAGGTAATAAATCTATGGAGTTTTTCAAATTATCTCCTTCTGTTGGTAAACATGAGTTTGGAGTTAAAATAGAAGACAGACCAACTGAAGAGCAAAAACAAAGATTAATGCAGATTCTTCAGGGTAGCGTAGCACAAGGACAAGTTGACTTTGAGGATGCTGTTTATATTGAGCAAATAACAAACTTAAAGCAGGCACAACAAGTTCTTGCTTATAGGATGAAAAAGAAAAGAGAAGAGGCTCAGGCTAATGCTGAAAGACAGCAACAAATGAATGGTCAAATCCAACAGCAGTCTGCACAAGCAGCAGAACAGTCTAAACAACAGACTTTGCAAATGGAAATGGAAATGAAGATGCAGATGGAGAAAATGAAGGCTGAGTTAGCATCTAAGTTACAGAAAGAAAAGTACGAGTACGAACTAGAAATAGAAGGTATAAGACAAGCATCAAACATAGAGCGAAACGCAATGGATAATCTTCCTACTAAAGAAATGGGTGTGAAGATGATGGAACAGCCAGGAGTTTAGCAACATGAATAATAATTAACAAACAACAAAACAAATTATAATTATGGAAGAACAATTTGATTTATCGGAAGTCAAAGTTATTGATGACAATGGTGAGGCTCAACCTGTGGAAACCCCACAAGAAGAGACACAATTAGAGGCTTCTGAAACTGAAGAAGTAAAAGCAGAAACAGAGGTAGAAGTTACACCTGAAGAGAAAACAGAGGTAGAGGTTACCTCCGAAGATCAATCAGAGGTAAAGGAAACTGAAGAAAAAACAGAGCAAGAGGTTGGAAAACCAGACGAGTTGTTTAGTCAACTTGACGCTATATCTAAGGATTTAAGCAACGGAAAAGCAGAAACCTTAGAAGACTTTTTTGACGAGTATGCAAGGATGAGAGATTCATCGAATGCTCAATTTAAAGATGACTACATTAAAAATGCAGTCGAATATTACAATAAAACTGGAAACTTGACTCCGTATTTAGAGGCAACTTCAGTTAACTATTCAGAAATGTCTGACGAAGCGGTCATGAGACGTGACCTAGAACAGGCTAACCCTACCCTTTCAAAAGGTGCAATTGAAAGATTGTATACTAGGGAAATAGTTAACAAGTACTCTTTAGACGAAGACAGATTTGATGAGGATGAGGTAGAACTTGGTAAAGAACTTCTGGCAGCAGATGCTTCTAAACTAAGAGATAAGTATGTTGACGAACAGAAAAACTTTACTCAGCCTGTAAAAGAAACTGAAGATACTGAAACTGTAAACCAAGAAGAACAACTTTCTAAATGGACAGAAACTGTATCATCTCATGAAACAACTAAAGACGTGTTGGAGAACAAGCGTATTTTAATTTCTTATGGTGATGATAAATTCTCTTATGAAGTAGAAAACCCGGAATCGTTACAGGAAATGACTGTCGATAACAATAAGTTTTTTGATTTATTTAAGGATGATAAAGGTGAGGTTGATTTTGATAAGTGGTATCGTGTATTGGCTTACGCTACAGACCCTGAAGTTTATGATTCGTCCCTTATTTCTCATGGACAAGAACTAGGACAAGAAAAAGTAGTTGCTGATTTAAAAAATCCTACTGCTCCTACAAAAAGTTCAAGAGATTATAAAACACCAGAAAGCCCTTTTTCAGGACTATTTGGTGCTCTGAGTAGAGGTGACTCAGATGTAAAAATAATTCGTTAATTAAAAAATAAATATTAAAAATGGAAAATTCAAGTTATATTAGTTCTCTATCATTCCTACAACATTCATTTGTACAAGGAAGAGAGATCTTATCAAGCGTCTTAGACGTACAGAACGAAGAGGAAGGATTCCTTGACGTAATGCAGGCATTAGGTAAATTAAAGCCAGTTAGCCAACCAGTATACCACGCTTTTGTAAATGAAGCATTGTATAAAGATAACACTATCACCATCTCTGAAGCAGGATCAGGTACAGGAAAACAATCCGGTATTGCTACTTCTGCAATTGGAAATGCACGAGTTGGAGATTTAATCATGGGTGCTTCAGGTGAAGTATACTTAATTACTGCTATCTCTGCTTCAAACGAGATTGACTTTGTACCAGTAGACGGTGCGGGAGCAGCAGCAGATTACAATGCAGCAGACGATAAATTTGTTGTATTCTCGAATGCACAAGGAGAAGGATCTGGATCACCAGACCCAATCAAGTATGGATTGACTAAGCAGTCAAACAGAGTGCAAATCTTTAAAAACAAATACAGAATTTCTGATGTTGCAAAAGCGTCTAAAATTACTGTTGAGTATAAAGGAAAGCCTTATTTCATGTATAAAGGTACTTACGAAGCGTTACAACGTTTTAGAGGAGATATCTCTAACGCATTGATGTTTGGTAAAGGATCAGGAGATTTCTACGCAGGAGCATCTGTAGGAGATATGAATATCGGAGGAAACGCAGTACAAACTACTAACGGTCTTAAGCAAGAACTTAAGTCTGGTGGTATCTTGAACTCTGGATCACCTTACGATCATGGATCGGATGTATTAGCAACGTTATCTACTTTAACTGCTGCTTTGAACAAAGCAAGAGCACCAAAAGACTACTGGATGTGGTTAGGTACTTCTGCTAACATTGCTATTGACAATGCATTAAACGGTTTGAATTCAACTGGTTTAACTGGTGCTAGATTTTCAGTAGATGGAAAAAGCATTGATTTAGGTGTTGACAAGTTTAGCCTATACGGAAGAACTTGGAACAAGAAGCAGTTATCTATCTTAGATCACAATGAACTAGGTTCTACAGTAACTGGATCTGGAGAAATTTACCTTGTACCAACTGGACAAGTTAAAACTGCCGGAGGTGGTGGATCACAAGATTACCTACAAGTACGTTACTTAGAAGGAGATGGAAACAACTACTCTTTCAGAGAAACTTTGACAGGTGGACTTGCTCCAACTCCAACTAGTGCTGATTCAATTCTTGACGTAAACTACCAGGCTATTATGGGTCTAGAAGTATTAGGAAAAGAACACTGTGCACTTGTAACAGGATTTTAGTAATAATAAACCTTAAGAAGAGGGGAGGTATTCCCTCCCTTCTTTTTTTTTAAAACCAACAATTATGATAAAAACAAAAGAGTACAACAACGTAAAAACCCCTCCTCAATTAAAAAGAAATGAGGTAAAGGTATTTCAGTATTTAAATGTGAAAGATGATAAGCAAAACCCTGGAAAGGTAATAATGCCATCTATTCATATGATACCTCAAGTAGACAGAGTTTATGATAAAGAGGCTGATGATTACATAGATATTGCGTCTATTGGGTCGTTAGGTATTGGAGGAAAACCATCTTTTAATACAATACAGTTTACAAAAAAAGATAAAGGTCTTATGGCTTTAAGAGGTAGTAAAACAGGAGATAGAGAAATCTATCAATATTTAATGCTATCTAACTACAACGCATCAAATCCAAATAGAGATACAAGTATTGTTCCAATATTTAAATTAGTAGAGCCTAAAAAAGAGGCTGCTGATAGTAGAAAATTAAGAACTCTAAGAAGAGATGCTATGAATGTTGCTGCTGAACTTTCTGCTGCTGAAGTAAGAGAGTTTATTGCATCAATGAATAAGGATGAAAAAAGAGATATTTCTATCTTAAGAGATGAGTTAGAGATTATGGCAGAGAAAACTCCAAAAGAGTTTATAACACTAAGTAAGGATAAAAATAAATCTATACAGGCAACATGTAAGGCTGCTTTAGACAAAAAACTAATCAGGTTCGACAAGGCTTCTAGCACCTTTTTATGGGTGTCAACTGGCGAGACTATCGTGCAGGTTCCAAGGTCATCAAAAACAAGTTATTTACAGGGCTTCACTAACTTTGTTTTGAGTAACAAAAATGGTGAATTAGTTTACCAAGAAATCGTAAAATTGCTTAAATAATTTGTTGTTGGTTTGTTTAAAGGTCGGTCGCAGGAAATTAAGTACTGAGACCGGCTTTTTTTATTATTAATATGTATGAGCACATTCACTAATGATACAGGAACTGTATCTATAGATTTTTCAATTCAATTCGATTTAACCTCAACACCAAAGTTGAAGGTTACGGATAACTCAACTTATAGTTCTTCTCAATCAGGAATTAAGGTATTTATAAAAATAACTAGACCGGATGGAATAATAAGAAGTCATCAGGCTGAAGGAGTAGCAGATATATCTGGTAATACTGGGGACTTAAATGTTTTTGAATACATATTACCTTTATCTCCAAGTGACGGTCAAGTTAGTAAGGGATCGTATAAAGTTGAATATAGTTTTACCGTTGGCGATGAAGACACTGTTAAAAGAGTGAAAACAATTTCATACGATTTTAAGAAAATAGAACTTACAACCTTTCAAGATATAAATGAATTTACTCCACTTGTAAAAGTTAAAGATACAACACCTAGTTATGATGTAACAAATTATAACCTAAGTAGTATTAACAGACTTTTTATTGGTCAAAATAATATAAGTGGATCATCTATAAATAATCAAACTACAACAGGGGTTACTAATGACGATAGAGAATTTTCTCTAGCGGATACAGCGTCAAAATTTTATGATAGCAAATATATTGTTGATTTAGAGGTGACCTTAATTCACCAACACTCTACATTTAATTGGTTTAGTGTTAAATCAAAAAGTATAAAAAGAGATACTGTAAAGGTTCATAAAGTACCTACAAAGTTAGAAATGATATCCTACTTTAATACTTTAAGAAATTTAGTTGAAACGTATGATGGATATAATAAATCTTTATATCAGAAGTACTCAAAAAATTACGAGTTTGTTATAACTAGTTTTGATCTTTTAGTAAAAAGACTAGATGCAGGATTATCTGATGACGATAATACAGATATTATTAGAGATATATTGGCAATTCTTAGAAATGATGTTCCTAGAACTCATACTGGTGATGAGTTAAGTCTTGTATCTCTACAAATTTACTCTACTGGGGTTAGTGTTACTTGGACATCTATAGAGGATGTTCCAACCTATAACCCATTTGCAACATATGAAAAAACATTTGCTACAGCATCCTTACAATGGGATGTTACGCATAGTCTAAATAAAAAGCCTTCGGTAACACTCGTTGATGAATACGATAATATTGTGTATGGGGCTGTAGAATACGTAAATTTGAACGTTATAAAAATCACATTTCGAACCCTCTCAAAAGGTAAAGTATATTTAAATTAAAAAACTATGGCAATAGAATATTTACACCACATTAATCTCAGCGATAATGAGATCCAAAATGTAAAGTTAGACAATAAAACTACAACTCAAAGAGACGCAATGACTGCTGCGGCAGGTCACGTTATCTTTAATACTTCATTAAGTAAGTTTCAGTTTTATGACGGAAGTAACTGGCTTAACTTACAAGATGAACTAGATGAGTCTGAAGTAAGAGCAATGATTTCTGCATCTGATGCAGGAGGTGATGGTAGTTTTTCTTACGATAACTCTACAGGTGTATTTACATATACAGGACCTAGTGCTGCTGAAGTAAGAGCACATATATCTGCAAGTACAGGTATCTCTATAACCAATGGAGCAATATCTACCACTATCACCCAATATACTGATGCAATGGCTCAGGCTGCTATTACAGGTGGCACTGGTGTTACAGTAACTAATGGTGAAGTTTCTATTGGTCAGGAGGTTGCAACAGATTCAAATGTAACTTTTAATGATGTTGAAATTGATGGTAGTCTTAATGTTGATGGAACTTTAACAGTTGGTGGTAATGTTACTTTAGGTGATGCAAGTTCTGATACTGTAACAATAAAGGGTAACCTTAATGTAGAGGGAACAACTGTTACTGTTAATCAAACAGCAATTAATGTTACAGATGCATTTGTATTTGAGGGTGCAACTGCTGATGAATTTGAGACAACTCTTACAATTGGAGAGCCAACTGCTGACAGAACAATTACGCTACCAGATAATGACGGTACTATTGCTTTAGATGGTGACATTAGGACTGATGATGAGATTAAGGATATTGTCGGTGGAATGGTTACTAGTAATACGGAAACAGGATTAGATGTAACGTATGATACTACAAATAAAAACCTTGACTTTGTTTTAAGTGCAGACCCTACGATAACTCTTACAGGAGATGTTACAGGTTCTGGAACTATGACAGACCTAGGAGATGTATCTATTGCATTAGACACAGTAAAAAATAAGGCAGCAAACGGAACAGGACCTGCGACAGATAATGATACTGATTTTACTTTTAATCATGCTTTAGGAACGTCAAACGTCATTGTTCAAACATATAAAGATAGTAAGGTAGTTCACTGTGAAGTAGAATTAACAGACAGTAATAATGTTAAGATAATTTTTGCATCAGGACAAGTAGCAGATAGTATAACAGTAAACGTTCTTTCTGCTGCATCATAAAAAAATAGCAGAACATGGCAATAGAATTCTTAAATGGAATTAAAATACCTGCGGGTGAAATAAACCTAAAAGGTATTACAATAGAACGAGCATCAGGAAATGGAGCAACAGGCTTTGATAATGATGCTTTAGGTTCTTATATCCTTTCTCCTACAGATGGTGGTTGGGGTGCAGGAGCCAAACCTGCGGGATCTCATAATGGAGTAGGTATACTTTCTTTTCAAACACATTCAGGTAATTACTATACTCAGTTAGCGTTATCTACCAATACAAACGATTTATTTATTAGATCTGCTGACGCTTCAGAAACTTTTGGAGATTACAATAGATTATGGAATGATTCGCATTTTAGCACAACTGATGTTACTAATTGGGGAACAGCGTACACTCATTCACAGGCAACACACGCTCCAACAGATGCAGAAGCAAATGTACAGGCGGACTGGAACGAGACAACTACAACAAGTGACGCTTTTATTCTAAACAAGCCTGCTATCCCGACAGATTTTGTATCTGCTACAAGTGGAGGATCTTTTGGGGGTAAATTAACAATAAGTAGAGAATCACAACATGTTACTCAAAATAACATATCAGCAAGTAACGCTCATCTTGATTTATTTAACACTTGGGAAAGTGATACAGATCAAAAAGGTTCTATAATTACATTTACAGATAATTACTATAGTAATAGTAGTTATAACAAAACATTAAGAGCGGCTATTAAAGGTGGTACAGACAACACTGGAAATACAGCAGATGGGTATTTAGAATTTTACACAGATTCAGGAGGTGCTAACACACCAAACCTTGTTCTTAGGCTAGATAAAAGCAAAACCGCAGAGTTTAAAGGAAATATTGTAATGGCAGCAAATGCCACAGTTGATGGAGTAGATATAAGTGGACTGCCTACTTCCTTCGCACCTACGGATGCTGAGGCAAATGTGCAAGCAGATTGGAATGCTACTACTGGCGATGCTTTAATACTTAATAAGCCTACAATACCATCAGGGAACTCTATAATAGACTGGACTACGGATCAAGGCTCTACTAACATACATGTTAATAATGTAGTTGGTTATATAAACTCATCTGAGCCTAATGAACCATTTAATCCATTTGCAGGGCAAAAGTTTCACGATGGTGTATTGACAAACGCTTTAGCAGGTAGACATGATAGGTTTGTGGTTACTATTGACGGTACAACAGAAGCAGGTGCTTCTTTGAAATTATCTAACCAAAACTTTGAGGAATACAATCAAAATAGATTGTTTGGTACAAGTGCAGGTGAAACTAAAATTTTTAATATAAATGTTCAATCTTTAGCAACAGGAAGTCCTAATTCAAACGGTATAACATATTCGAACGGATTTTTTGATATAAACTTTTACTCCAATCCTTTTCCTGCTTCATGGTCTGCAAGGGTTAAAAATAAAGATGGTAATTGGACAACTGTAACTAGTCTTAATAAAATAGGTAACAGTAAATTAAGAGGTGTTATACCTATTGGCAACTGGCTAACAGATATTGAGTTTACTTTAACTGCAAGAACTTCGGCACCTTTTGTTACTGGAAATGTAACTTATGGAATATCTGAATTTGAGTTGTTTTTTAGTAGAATGGCAGCCTCTCAAGGTGGTAATATATCATCTATAGGAGGTTATTTAGGAGGAGTGATAACAACAGCATCTGGAACAACTTCAGCCAACTGGAACTCTGCATATGGGTGGGGAGATCATTCATTAGCAGGATACTTAACATCTTCTTCAACTCAAAGTAAATACATAAGAAGTGACGTAGATGACAATTTTACTGGACAGTTAGTAAACAATAGTCGAAATGAAACTCCTGCTTACAATAAAGGGGCAATAAATTTACAGCCGAGTACAAGTGGTGGTTCTACAGGTATTACGTTTAGAAGTAATGTTAATAGTACTTCGGATGCAGGTTATATTTGGTGGTATGATAATAACGACCACTACAATGAATTGGACTCTACGGAAAATGGAGTTCTTCTTATTGCAGCACAAAATGATGGTGGTGCTACGTCTGAGGATGCAATAGCGATAGAATCTTCTGGAGATATTTATTTAAATCCAGGTGTTGCATCAGGGGCTATAGGCTCTGGAACTTTTAATTCAGCAAGAGGTAATATATTTTTAGGAAACGCTTCATCAAGAGTTAGAATACTAACAACAACTGATGGAGACACTTATTCAACCGCTACAGGAGTTGCTGATAATGCAGAGGTAAATGTACAAGCGGACTGGAATGCAACAAGTGGTGATGCTCATATACTTAATAAGCCTACAATACCTCCTGCACACTCTGGGTTATACTTGCCTATTGGAGGAGGAACAATAACTGGTAACTTACAAGTAAATGGTCAAGTAACGCAAGCAGGTGTTGTAGATAGAGTTTCATGGGGAAAAACATACGCAGCAAGTAATACAAATATTGCTACACTTACAACAAACGATGGTAACGCTTTACCTACAGGTGGTGCTTATAGAATGACTGGTCATATTTCTGGAACAGGAACAGAGCAAGTTTCTATGGCTGTTTTTTGGAATGAGAATGGAACTTGGTATTGTAATAATACTTTTGCAGGAGGTACAAGTTCAAATCATATTGAATTTTTAATATCAGATAGTGTGCCTAAAGTAAAAACTTGGCATACTAATGATTATAACATTAACGTCTCTCACGAAAGGTTATCTTTAGAAGAGGGTGCAGGTAATGACAACCTTAGAGGTTATTTTGGTGCAGACTCTTATTTACAGTGGTTAGAGAGCACAAACGCTCTTACTGTCCCAGGTACTTTAGATTTAGCAGGAACATTAACGGTTGATACAGGCTTATCAGGTAATAATGATGCTAACAGACAATTTACAGCAACTAAAACATCTTTAGGTGCTGTGCATGCGGCAGGAGGTGAGGGTGGAGTAACTGGATCTGCTGACACTACTCCTTTAATAACATTTCCTGGTAATACAGCAGGGCAAGTTCAAGGAGGTATTTATGCATCACAAAATTCATCAACAGGTACTTCTATATCTTTATTTACAACAGACAGTTATTCTACAGGTCCAAAACAGGGTTTATCTTTATACGATGATGGAAATGTAGAAGTTCATAGAGGTAACATAGTGATGTCATCAGGTGCAACGGTTGATGGTGTAGATATATCTGCACTTCCTACAACTTTCGCTCCAACAAATGCAGAACAAAACGTTAATGCTAATTGGACTTCAACAAGTGGTGATTCACAGATTTTAAATAATCCAGGAACTCCTTATTTAACTGGGGTGACCGATAGACACGTATTTCCAGGATTAGGAGCAAGTGGAGCACAGGCTAGAAAACATCATATAGGTCGTGTTTACTATTGTCCAAAACATTGGGACACTACATGGCAGAACATATATTTTACATTAAACGAAGAGACGTATAATTCAGGATACGTTAAGTATCATTTATTTGGATACTACAACGGAACTAATAACCAAACTTTAAATTTAAGAGTTGTAGATTACAGAGGTAATAACGGTGATATACAAAGATACAAGATCGTATTAGGCAGTCATACAGATGCAGGTTGGGATCACTCTGGTCAGAATGTTTACTATACTGATATATATGTAGAGGTTGCTTATTATAAATCTGTTAAGGTAGTAGTTGACGCATTAGGTCACTCAATATTACATTCTAATCCAACAGAGGGTGCAGGTATAACTGTAATTTATGAAACTCCAACTATAACTAATATAACAACCTATGTAAATCAAACTTACGACACTACTTATTTAGGGTCAGATACTAAAATCTGGAACTCAGCAAATGATGGTTCAGGATCAGGATTAGACGCTGATACTGTTGATGGAACGCATGGCGGTATATTAAAAAGAATAAATGGAGAATTTGTTTTAGATGTTAATGACGACTATGAGTCTAGATCAGGAACTTGGTCTACAGGAACAAGCGAGGCATGGGGTCAACCTAATATTACAGGAGGCTATGCTCATAATGATGGAACAGGTTCAATAACATTTACAGTTCCTACAGGGGCACAATCTTGTTGGATTTCACATCTTACTTGGAGTAGTGGTGGTTATGTTGATGTATTGGGTGTTCAGTCAGATGGTGGGGAAGTTTTCTTAAGAAGAATAAACACACATCAATCAGTACAAAATAGTGACGAAGGAGCAAGTCAACATGATGGCTCTACTATAACTTTTGCAGGTACAAGTTTAAGTAGTTTTGGAAAAATAAAATTTAAAAATAGATCTGGTAGATTTCATTTAACTGGTATTACTTTTTCTTCTTCACAGTGGGAAGGAACTGAAGGTACTGGAATGATACACCCTACACAAATAACAAAACAAGGATCGGGTAATGGTTTAGATTCAGATAAGTTAGATGGACAACAAGGGACTTATTATTTAGATTATAATAACTTCAGCAATGTACCTACTACGTTTGCACCAAGTGCACATAATCAAGCATGGTCGACAATTACATCTACTCCTACTACTCTAGCAGGTTATGGGATTACAGATATAAAACCTACATATATTAATCATGGAGTGCAAGGCGACCATGATATGCATACTTGGGATAAAGTTCATGCTGTTTATTCAGATGCAGGTGGTTCAAGTACTTACTGGCTTATAACAACTAATGTGCCTCAAGACAACTACTCTATGGGTGGGTTTGAGTTGATATTTGAAGATGATTATAGCACTCAAAAAGAAGGTGGTACAATAAAAATATATGGTTATTGGAATCCAGAGAGTAATGGAGGTTTTACAGGATTTAAATACACTACAGATAACCCAAATTTAAGTTCAGGATTAACTATACAGGTTGGTAGAAACACAAACGGTAAAACTTGTTTTGCAATAAGTGGGCATAATCAAAATTACGCTCAAATTATTGCTAAAAACTTATGGCTAGGGTATTCTGCTTCTAGTGCTGATTCTACTTGGGGAAATAGTTGGAGTATTTCGACTACAACTGATCCTGGTCTTACAAATCTAAATACACTTACTAAAGTACCAGACGCTAGGTGGGATAATATACAAGGAAAACCTTCATTCGCACCTACAGACGCAGAAGCAAATGTACAAGCGGATTGGAATGAAACTACTACGACTAGTGATGCGTTTATACTTAACAAACCTACTATACCTACAGATCATGGAGATCACGATGGTTTATATTTACCTATTGGGGGAGGTACAGTTACTGGCGACACAACAATTGAGGGTGACCTTATAGTAGGTAAAGATGGAACATCAAAAGGTATACAAGTTGTATATGACGATAATCATACAAGTGGTGCTAAATGGAATACTGTAATAGATATTGGTAAAACAGAGGAAAGAGAAGCAGGAGATGGAAATTACCCAACATATGTAACAGACAACGGATATTCTATATCGTTTCAATCAAACTCTGATGGAGTTTTATTTGGTATGGAAGAATATAGTACTGGTAATTATAAGCCAGTTATTGCATGGGGTGATGATACATCAGATTCGCCATTCGTTTTTAGATACAATAACGGAGTTAAGGCTAGTTTAACGCATGATGGTACTTGGTATGCAAATTTATTTGATGTAGGTGCTAAAACAGGAAATTGGCTTAAATCAGATGCTATGTCTGATGCTATTGGTTGGAACGCTAGTTACGGTGTATATATAGGATCTAACGTAGGAGGAACACATTACTTAAGAGGTAATGGTACTTTTACTACAGGCGGGAACACACATACTTTATGGCACTCAGGCAATTTAGTTCAAGGTTCTGGAGGAGGAGTAGATGCCGACACTGTTGACGGTATGCACGCAAACAAAAGTTACGGTGTTGGTAAGCAATACGACTTTACTGTTAATGGAGATGATGATATATTTTATCCAGTTGTAATATCAGGAGCGTCCAACGCTAGGATGACTAGAATAACTGTATTTAGAGGTTATAATGAAACTGCTCCAAGTACTTGGAATACTGCATCTCATAAAGGTGGTTTAACTTTAACATACGATATTCGTGTTGGTGGTTGGGGAGGTTATCCTAACATGCTTAATGTTCATGATTTTGGAGAAATTTACTCTAGAATTTGTGGTGGTGTTTATTGGACAGCACATACAATGAAACATGTTATATGGTTAAGAGGTGGTGGTGCTTCATATCATATAGACTGTCCAAATGGAAGTTTAACTATAGAGGTTAACGATTCAACCTCAGCAAGTAATTATGTATCTTCCGCTTCTAATGGAACATGGTATTCTTATGATCACCAAACTAATGATGGGTATGACGTTAATGTACAGGCTAGAACCTTAGCCCAAGCACAGACAGGTGGCGAGGAATTAATAAGACGTATGCCAATGAGGTACAACGGTTCTTTTAACGAGGCTACTACTCTTTCTATTACCAATACCATAGATGCTGCAACTTTAGATGGAATAGACTCAACAGGGTTTGCAACGTCTTCACATAATCATGATACTCGCTATTTGAAGTTAACAGGTGGTACTATGAATGGTGACATTGTCCTTGATGAAAACCGTATAGAGATATTTGAAAATGCTTTTATAGAGGGTTCAGGAGGTCAGATAGATATTGGTGATATTGATGGGCAAGATGCTGTAAACGGTATTGCTTTCCATTTAATGGATAAAAAAGTCTTCAGCATGAATGAAGATGGTGCTATGCTTAATGGTAATCTAGAATTTACACATACATCACAAACTGCTAGTGCAGATTATGGTATTTTTTGGACTGGTTGGGATAAAGAAGGAACTACAGACAATAGTGACAATGCCTTCATTAAACACGATACTAATCAAGGTGGACACACAGGATCTGTGTTATTAATTAGTTCAATGAATGACTCTAATGATGGTATTGCTTTTTCTACTCATGCGAGTAGTCATTTAAAGCATAATGGTCATGCATTATATTCTGAAGGTCATAAACCTACTTATACTGAGTTAGGTACTATGGCTTACACTAACTTGACAGGTGCACCTACAATACCTTCAGGTTCTCAACTCGTAAGGGTTTTAAATAATCAAGATTATATTGCAAGCGGTGGTACAAGTGGCGACTATAGAGATAACTTTGGGATGGGTCTTACTATTTATGAAGGTTATAATACAGGAACAGACAGACCTCACACATATGACACTACAGCACAGTTTATGTCAACTAGTAGTCAAGGTTTCGAACTTTCTATTGATTGGGTTAGTTCATCAACCACACCATTAAAAATTAGATCTTTAAGAGATTGTTGTCAAGGTTGGAATCCATGGACAAATGTATGGACTTCACATAATTTTACTTTAGGTAGTGGAGGTAATCTTGACGCAGATAAGGTAGATGGATTGCATGCATCTTCATTTATAAGAAGTGATGCAAATGACACTGCTTCTGGAACTTACACATTTACTGGCTCTGCAAAATTTGCTTTAGATTCTAATTTTGCTAATTCAGAAGTGAGATTACCTGCTACTACAGACCAAAACCCTAGAATAATGTTCTACAGACCAACTGGTGCGGGTGCTGCTAGTTATCCTTGGAGGTTCCAAGCGGGTGGTGGTGGTTCTTCTAGTAGTTTTTATATAGGTACTGGCTCTAATGCAAATAATGGTTCAGAAACTATAGCAAATAAACTTTCAATAAGTTCTACAGGAACTTTAACTGTTAGTGGTGATGTTATAGCATATGGTTCTCCATCTGATGCGAAGTATAAAGAAAATGTAAAA